CTGGGTAAACATTAGTATAGTCATTAGCGTTTACAGTTGAACTAGTTTCATCTATCTCGTAACATTTACCGTCAGCCATTAATACTATATCACCCGGAGCGTTTCCACTAGCATCTGCTACTCTAACATTAATATAGTTAGCACTACCTTGTCCTGGACACATTGTAACAGTATAATAATTAAATGCAAAGGTTGGCGTTGGTGTTGGCGGAGGTGTAGGCGTTGGGCCAACAGGAGTAACTGTTGGTGTCGGAGTTACAGTCGGACTACAACTTACTCCCGTGTCACTTGCACTACCACCGCTTACTGAAGGTGTTGTTCCGGTTAAAACACATACATCAATATCATAATCTGCAGGCAATATTCCTGTCTGAGTGTTTCCATCACAATCAGTATATGAGTAATTACAACCACCAGTTCCACTTGGACAAGCCAATATCCACTCAGTACAAGATGGTATCGGTGTCGGTGTCGGAGTCGCAGTAGGAACTGGAGTCTGAGTCGGCGTCGGACCAGGTGTAGGCGTTGGACTCGGTGTAGGCGTTGGTGTTGGGGTAGCAGATGCACATAAAGCACAATCTGTATAAGTTTCTACCATATCTACTGTACTAGTTGAACCTGTTACTGAAGGATTTTCATAACAAACACCACTATGCTTTACAACAGCAGCAAATGTACCTCCTGATGGCAATCTAAATACTTGAGTGCTTCCGCCTCCACACTGAGTATACTCTCTATAATCATACACAATAGGTGTCGGAGTTGGGGTCGGTGTTGGTGTTACAGTCGGCGTCGGCGTCACAGTTGGCGTCGGCGTCACAGTTGGCGTCGGCGTCACAATAGGAGTAGAGGTTGGTGTTGGAGTTGGCGTACCAGTAGACCTATAATCCCATACTAAATATAAAATATTTCCGCTTGCTGGCATTATGAAATCTGCCGAATAAATTGTAGGAGCTCCAACACTAGATATTGGTGCTGCATCTATTGCTAAAGAAAGCAAACTTGTAATATCTGTTACATTATTTTGATAAAATGTGTTTGTTCTTAAATATTTAAATTTATCCACTGAAGGGTTAAATACAAAATCATCAAAATTAATTTTGTTTGAATTTATAGTAACCGTAGAACCGTCAACTGGGAAAACTCCACTACCCTGCGACCCTGAAAATAACTGGTATTGGGAGATAGCAAAAGAAGCAGAAGTGCTTGTAAATTCTACTAAATTAGATTCATTAGGTGAAACCGTAACTCCGTCAGTCCAACTAAATTCGTTGTGTATAAATTCTCCAGATTCAAGTGGATCAGTTACACAAATGTTATATATGTTTAAAGCGTTTGCTCTTGGACAACTTACACTTATTTGAATAGTATCATTTTGATTTGAATCAGAACTTACAACTATGGTAACCTCTTGTATATTTGGAACATTTTTATCAAATGTAAAACTGCCAGATGTTTGGACAGAACCGGATGTATATGTCACACCTTTATAGATTGCTTTAATTGTATAACTAACTTGAGAAATAGAACCCTCTGTAATTAGTTGAACTCCAGACTCGTCTGTCATTAGAACATTAGTTTCGCTTTCAATATCTTGTTCTCCTTCTTTTGGAATTACATAACTAACAGTCACTAATCCTGTTTGTTCTGTTACATCTACACAATACACAAAGTCTTGATTAGCTATTACTGTTATATCTTGTGTAACACCACACGCTAAACAAACTGGTATTTCAGGTTTTAATATTGTATTTGAAGTTAAAACATACTCATCCATGTAAGGGTCGTATCCTCCTAATTTTTGAGTGGTAAATGCTCCGGTAAATAAATCTCTAAACCAGCTTCTCATACCAGTATCCGATATAACAATAAGTCTTTCATCTGAAAAAGATCCTCCCAACAATTGAATCACAGCTCCTCTTTTAACATCAGTAAAATATTTGTTTTCACCCCAAGCCACGAAACTTTCTGGGTTATTACTAATACCATAGTTTTCTATACGAGCAATTTGATTACCTAATACTTCTGGAACAGAAGCTACTAAACCACCGCCAGTAGAATCAGATATAATATTTTTAGATGCTAATACGTATGACACTTTGTCTTCTTGTAAAACAAGTATATCAGTTCTTCTACCATATAATATTTCAACATCTCCATAACTTTCTTCTAGCGGTTTGAAATTCGCTAAACCTAAATTAAATTCATTTAATTTATTAATATTAGTTTCATCATTATATACACCACTATAAGTTAAATCAGCAAACCTATGAGCTTCTTTATATTCTACGTTAGAAGTTGTAAATACTCTATTACCTAAATTAAAAGTTTTACCATTTAAAGCGTCTCTTACTTTATAACTTTCTACCCCATTTCCAAACGCAAAACAATTAAAAAATTTAGTATCAACTACTCCAGCAACTCCTGTAGATATATCTTGATTAGTTATGTTACCACTATGATTACCGTTTGAATCAATAGAAAATGATTCTTCGTTTTCAAACCACACATCAGGTAGCGCCTCGGCTGGCTCTGTTTCAAATACAACAACCGAATCTCTTCTAAATACAGTAAATGTAATTTCAACACGAGACCTATATCTACTTGATGAACCAGCATTATTACAAGCTTCAGTACCGCTTACTAATAAATAATATGTATTGTTTGTTCCGTTTTCATAAAACCTATAATAGTTATTTAAAAGTAAATCACTAGAAGTAGATGGGCTGTTTGATTGTCCGCCAAATATAGTGTACATTGTTGAATTACCTAAATTATTTCCTGCGTATCCATTAGATTGTGGAGTACCTGTAGGTGAACCAGGAACTAACCCTGAAATAACAACGTTTCCTACCGGGTCTGAAGGCTCTCCTGTAAAAGTAGTGGCATTATTCTCTATTACATAAGTTGCATTGCTATTAATAAACCATTGATACATATCTGTGTATGTATCTTGCGCAATAAATTGCTCCTCTATCACACTCTCTCTTTCTTCACAGCCTCCGCCTCCACCCGCTCTTCTTTGTTTTATTTTCATTACTATTCTACTTCCGCTAGGCACATTGTAATTCGTGCTAGTTCCTCCAGACGAAGTAAAGAAAGGATATGCTGCTACTGGATTTTCTTGAGGATTATCTGCTGTTTGCTGAAAAGTTCCTAAAGAGATAATATCATCAGCGCTTTCCTCAGTTGAAAAATCTTGAGACTTCATTTTCATATATGTTCCTCCTGGAACAGGATTTCCACTTGCAGGGGTAATAAAGTCCGCAACTTGTGTTTGTTTTTCTAAAACAGTTGCGAATACACAAGATTCAACCGGGCCGTTTGCATCTCTTTTTACAATTAATCTATCGCCTTCTTCAACTTTAGCAATATTATCTCCTTCTAATAATAAAAATGTATTATTAGAATTAGGGTCATTAATAAATATGCTAGAGTATATAGTCTCATAAGTTGTTCTATCTGGTTTTAAACAAAATTTATATCTTGTTGCCCAAGAAGGAGCTCTTTGGCTAGTTGGTATTGTGGCAATAATTTTATTTAAAGTCTTAGAGTTTCTGCACGGAATATTTACGGTATTATTATTGCTAACTAAAGCTGTTGAAGCCCTGTTATATTCATCCATGTATATTATTCCTAATTCATAACCTCTATTACTATGCAAGCTTTGTAGGTCTGCCGTAGCTTGTAATGTAGCAGTAATAGATGTAAAGGTATTGTATGATATAATTAAATTAGTTGTTCCTGGTGATGTTTGAATATATTGAGCTACAGGAAATTTTAGCTCTATTTGAGTTCCGTTTAATGTTGAAGCAATTGGTTCACCTTTATTAGTAGATGGAGGAACTGAGGCTGTGCTTGATGTTAATCCTGTTTGATTTAAAGAGTAACTAAATCCTCCACCTGATAAAGTTGGTGTTAAAGAAAAATTAAACGCATCTGTTAACGTTGCACCTAAACCATTTTGAGCATCTGCTACAGTCTGAATAGCAGAACTTATTAAACCCAGTTTAGATTGAAAATCTGAACTATTATATAAATCTGAAACTGTAGTATAGTTATCAACTAAAACATACTGAAAATTAATTAGGGTTTCTCCTTGTAGTTGAGTTGGAGTATCTGATCCATTATAAGATAAATGTTGATAAGTAAAAGAAAAATTTAAACTTGCTCCTTGAATTAATTTACTTTCATATCCACCTAAATCAAAAGTAAAACCAGCGGTAGTTACGTTTAGAGTATTACCAAAAGCTGTATAATTAAATGCTAATGAATTAGAAGAATTTAAATCTACTCCACTAGCATCTTGAGTGTCTAACGCAACTGTGTATTGTAAATTTAGTGGTAGATTGTTTTTATCAATTAAATTATATCCTTCTGTGTAATTACCATAAATTAATCTATTTCCCATTAAAGTTTGAGCTTTAGCTTGTCTAGGAACATTATCATATAATCTTAATATTTCACTTTCAGGAAGAACAGTAAATATTTTACTGTTTGTAAAAACATAAGTTGCATTAGTGTTATGTGGTCCTAATGGTGATTTCTTTATTGTTTCAATTATTTTTATAGTAGGATCGTTTGCTTCCTTAAATAAAATATCTATACCAATAACTAGGGAACTACCTGTATTATAAGTTATTTGAACTCCAGATTTAGAGTTTACCATTCCCTCATTTAAAAAGCTATTTGGAGAAAATTCAAAAAAACTTGGTTGAAAAGCTGGTTCGCTAAACTGAGATACTGCTGAATATTCATTATTAGAATATTTGTATCTATAAGCAAAACAAATAAAATTATCTTCTAAAAAAGAGTCTTCTAGTGTGGTTGTTAATAAATTTAAAGTTGGTGCAGCAACAGGCGGTTGTTTAATTACTAATATTTCATTATTAGTAAACTGGTCTATATTATTGAATGGATTTTCGTAATTAAAATCAATATTAATTACTCTTGGAGCATTTAAATTATCAGTAAAAAAAATTAAATTATCAATTTTATTTACACTATTTATTAAGAAGTTAGGATTAAAATTTAAAGTAGTGTTAGCACCATTTCCATCATTAATACTAACCACATGGTATGTTAATCCCCCTGTTATTACGTTATAAGAAACAATTAAATCTAATTTTCCAGTTGCTCCCACAGTAAATGCAGGATCGTGAACAAACCAATAAATGGTTTCATTTGCACCATCTTCAAAAGCCCCTAAACATCTAGCGGAGTTGCTTAGTGCAGTACCGTCTATATATTGTAGTGATGTTACTTGAGTATTACCCTTAGCATTTTCAACGGCCCCTATTTCTGATTCTTCAGTAGAACCAAGTCTAACATTCAAAGCATCTATATACTCTCCGTTTGGTATAAGCCTTTCATCAAGGCTTTTATTCATACGCCCAGCTACAAAATTTCTTTGAATGTTTGCCATTTTATTTTATCCACTTATCTTCACCTCTAAGATTCATAAGCAATCTACTTGGGTGAATGTTACTTAATCTGATTTTAGCATTTCTTAATAAAGCTTGTTTGTTTTTTCTTGCTCTATTAATTATATACTCTTGCACTCCAAATTTACTATTTAATATAGCATATTGTATATAAGCATAAATATAATCTTCAAACAATTTATTTACACTTATTTGTGAGTCATCACCATTTTCCATTCCATCAGATATGTATTGTAGCACACATTGTCTATTGGCCATAGTTGAATCAAAATTAATAACACCAGCTTTTTTATCAATAGTAAAAGTAGGATTAATGTTGGCTGTTTCTGTATTTAAACCGTATCTAGCTCCAATACGAGAATTGTATATGTCGCCATCACAATCAATACAGTTACCGTTCTCGTCAGCTTCATTATTTTGATTTAAATAAATACTATTTAAAGACCCATCTTTTCTTGCAGTATCTAAATTTGACTCTATAGTTGATACATTATTATTTCCATCATACCCAAAAACAGACGTAGAGTTTTGTAGGTATTGAATGGAAGATTGTACTTGAATATTTTCAGTTAATTCTCTTAATGTGTTACCCTGAAACAAGTAAAGTTTTACCCAGTTTACATAATCTGATGGTAAAACAAAACGCAAGTCATCATATACTGTTAATTCTAATGCTTTTATTTCTTTAAAAGCATCGTAGTTTAACTCTTGAATTGCTCTCTTTGCGTGAAATAATATCTTATATCTATTTTCATTATTAACTAACGAATGATTTCCATCATACATCAATTCAAAATTAGTCATTATGTTATCTAAACTTACGTATTGATAAGAACCCCAATTACTATCTGTGGGTGCAATCCCATCATTAGTATAATATTTTCGTTGATTTATATATGCCATAATTATGTATTAGTTTGATTTTGCTGTTGCTCTTCTATTTGTCCAAACTGAAATACATCAGCCTCCCTTATTGATATACCTGCATATTGTAATATTCTTGCTACTAAATTATTTAAGTCATCAATCGGTAATTCAAAATCTTGATAATCACTTTGTGTTTGATCGAACAGTGGTTCACCGTTTAATAAAGTAATATAAGTCCATTTTGGGTCAAACGGATAACGAACATAAGTTCCTTGTATATCTAAAGCTCCATTGAATGTTGCAGGAAAAATAGTTATGGAATCTCCCTTTTGAGTATATGCTGGATATTGAGATGAAGGGGATGTTAAAAGAGATTTATTTAACAAATCTATTTTATTAATACTAACTTTCTCAGCTTGACCCTTAAGAACACCTCCCTCGTAACACAGAACTTTATTTAATAAATAATAATCATCACCAGTAGTCGTTTGACTAGGAAGATAATATATGTTATTAGAGTTTTGTACTAAAGTTTTTGTAACAGAAAAACTATCAATTACTTCTTCATAACCAAGTTTTATATCAGCATATCCCGTTCCCGAAACCCTTGCATTTTCCTCGTTTATTTGCTGATTATAATTTATAAAATATTCGTCAAACAAATCTAATTGTGCTTGTTTAGCAAACAAATTGAAATCACTAGGAGATATATACCCATAGTTATTCTTGTTTATAATTGCAAGCACAGTATTTCTTACTGAATTTATCATTTGAAAATCTTTTTACAAAGATACACAAAATAAAAAAGCACCCTTATTTGGGTGCTTCTTCTTTATTTAGTAAGATACTTAAACTAGTTAAGCATTTACAATACTTGTTACAGCTTTAGGTAATTCTAAAGAAAACATTGGGTTTGTCCAGCTTGTAACTAGAGCACCTTCAGTAGCATTTAGTATAGCAGTGTAGACATCATGCCCAACTTGAGCTGCAGTTGTTACTGTAGTTGCAGTTCCATCTGCATACTTAATAACAACAGTTGTAGCAGTTGCAGTTGCAGTACCTATTGACTTTATTCCGTTAACACTAATTAGTGTGTTAGTAATAGGGGCGTTTGTAATTTTGATAAATTTTTCCATTTTATAAAAAGTTTTTAATGGGTTAAACAAGCTATAAAGTTACGAATTTTTAGCTAATGCTTTTAAGTGTTTAAATACCTCTAAACCATCATCACTTTGAAAAAAAGATGTCATAATATACATAGGGTCTTCACCGAATGGTATATTACACATTTTCTTTTTATTAGATGGCGTATTAAACCACACTTCCTTTTTACTGTTTCTTAACTGTATTAAGTTTTTATCTAAAATATCTTGTACGGTAGCATTAAGCTTTAACATAGGGTCACTTAATAATTCCATAAAACCACCTGGGTTTTGTTTTGCAAATATTAAAATATCACGTCTAAGCTCTGCAGTTGTTACCTTGCTAACATCTTGCTGGAATAAAACTCTAGCAACGTTTTCTACTTGATCTACATCTAGCTGTCTAGCCTCTATAAGAGCATCTACTTGTAAATTTAAATCCTCTACAAGGTCAGCAGCTTCTTTAGCTTTGTTAACTTCAACAAATATTCTTCCATTACCTGGATGATAATGTAAAAACTTTTGTAGTATTTGATTATTTTTAGGAACAAACAAAAATCCATCTTCAAATATTACAGGCTCTAAAATAGCATTGTCATCTTGTTCGTCTTGAAATGGACTGTTCTGATTCCTTGCATATCTTAAAGGTCTGTTAATTCCTGTTTCTTCATCAAAATGCAATAAGGGAAACCTATTAGTGTGCCTTGAGGCTAAGATTAAAGATAAAGGTGCAACATCTCTTGTAAGCTTATAAGATTTGTCAACAAATTTTGGTGATTGTTTTTTTGGTTTTGGTTGAGCAACTTTTTTGGTTTCAGTTTTCTCAACTACTTCTGGGGTAGTATTTTCTTTTTTCATTTGATTTAATTTAATTTGATTTTAAAAAAGGGGCGCATTGCTACGCCCCTAATATTTAATTATTAGTCTTGAAATAAGAAGAAGTTGTTTGCACCTAAAGTACATACAGCTCTCTCAGACAAGAAGTTTACTTGCATGTTATCGATATCCGACGTTGCAGCACCACCAGCAGAGCCAGTAATCCAAGTCTTATATCTTCTGTCTTCAGTTTCTGAAGCTCTATATCTAACATGTAAGAAAGGTCTCTTAGCGTTTTTACCAAGAATTTGGTCATAAACACTTGTTGAACCAGCTGGAACTAGAAGACCATTGATCTTCCCTGATGTTGCTCCTGATGGTAATCCACCTCTCATTGTAGGGTCATTTAGGTATTTCCAGTCAGTCTTATAGAAGTCGTAACCTCTTCTGAATCCTGTGAATCCTAAGTTTAAAGCCATATCTTCGTCATTGTCAAATAGACCATAAGAAGTACCACCCGCTCCGTGAGAGTTTTGTGCAGCTAACATATCGTCAATGTCAAATCCAAATTGTCTGTTAAGGAAAATAACGTTTTCCTCAATAGAACCTTGCTTATCTAATCTACTGATTATAGAATCAAAGTCAGCTAGGGCTACTGGATTTCCACCATCCCAAACGTTTCCTCTTAATCCTACTACGTAGAATATACCATCTGAACCAGCTCCTGGGTCAGCAGCACCAGCTGCACTACCTAAGATAGCAGCAGCTCCAGAGTTTTGCTCTGCAGGTACAGCTTCAATCATTGCTGTTTCTAAATAGTCATCGAATCTTAATCTTGTTTCGTGCTCAGACTTTAAGTACCATAGGTAACCAGTTGCGCCATCTTCAGTAGTGATTTCAACCCAACCAATTTGAGCCATATCAGAACCAGATACTGTGTAAGTATCTTTAATGATAATAGGCTTGTTGTCGAAGATGAAGTCATTAGCTTCTAATGAACCAACCATTCCTGCTGTTCCTTTTCTAAATTCTGAACCGTAAATGAATACTGTAACGTCTGCGTTACCGACTCCAGTACCTGCTTTTACTAAACCTGCTGCTTCATAAAAGTCAGCTGTGAACTGTCCTCTACCACCAGCGGCATTGTTTACTGCACTTACTACAGCCTTGTTCACACCTGAACCATCATTTTGAACAACTACAATAGTTTGTCCTATTCTGATTACTTGTTGAGCTGCTGCTGGGTCTAGCGCATCATTTACTTGAAATACAGCTTGGTCAGCATTTAATATTGCTGCTGTACCAACTTGTGTATATTTCGTGTGTAACCTACCTTGCTCTGCCCATTTGATAAGGTCTGAGTTTGTAGGCATCTCTGCTCCTACCATTCTAAGGAATGAGGAGATTGTTCTATTACCATATCTTTCAAATTCTTTTTCGTAAGTATCTGGTAAGTACTGATTCAACCAATTGAAATCTGCATTAGTTAAATAGTTTTCCGGTGTTGGAGTTCTTTCTGAACTCGGTGTCAAAGCAAACCCTGGGGTTGCTAATACTTGTCCTGCCATAATATTATTTTTTATTTATTTAAATTATTAACTTCTTTTTATACTCTTAATTTTTAGTCCACGACTCGAAGGTTGTGAAACTGATTTTACTTGAAGTCCTGATTTTGTAGAAACCTCTGGTGCAGTACGCTCACTCATGTTTATGTTTTTCGTTTTACGTATTACATCATCAGTTGCCTGTGATTTGCCTTGTTCATAAAAGAACTGAGCAAACTTCTCAGGATTCATTGCAATTGCTAAAGAGCGGTGGTATCCTTCTGCGTCTTTTAAATACCCATTAGAATCCAAAAATTTATTTACAAAATTAAGTGGAGTCTCTTGAGCTTTTTTAAGTTCAGAAGCACTGCCTGGAGTATAAACCACATCATTATCACCTACGTTGAATTTAAAACCTTTAAATTCGGTGCTAAATATTTCGTCGCTTTTTTTGACGAACCATTGTCTTTTATGATTTGCTTGCTCCTCTTGAGTTTTAGCAGACTCAAGATATTGCCTATATTCAATTAGTTCATTATTATCAGCATTGGCAGAACTTTCCCTTGACTCAAGGGGCTGTTTGTATGTCTCTTGCTGTTGTTTAAGAAACTTTTTTGCTTTGGCAATTTCTTTTTTCTTTGCTAATTTTATTTTCTTAATCTCAGTTGGTTCATGTATTTCTTCATCAATAATAAAATCTTCCATTAGAAGATCTATATCTTCAGAATCTAAACCTTCTTCTGTTATAGAATAATATTCTTTTAGCAAAGCATCTGGACTTAAATCAGAATAATCTTTTTGCAATTTTGCAAAATCATTAAAACCACGTCCAGTTTCTTTTTTATACTTTAGGTAAGCAGCAACGTCTTCTGGAAGCGGTTCGCTTTCCTCACGCTTGCTAACTAATTCATCAATAGAATTAATTTCCTTACCGTATCTTTTTCCAATATATGAAAGAACTTCGTCTTCATTTAATTCAGGCTGAGCTTCTAGCTTTGGAGGTTGTTCTTCAACTACCTCTTCAACAGGAGCTTCTTCCTGTGTATTGTCTTCTTTAACCTCAACTTCTGCTTCAGGCTCTACAGCCTTTACCTCTATTGATTCTTGCTCAGTCTCTGACTGAAACTTCTCCTCATGCTTATCAAGGAGTTCTTGTTCTATTTGCTGAGTTGATTTTTCATCAGCCGATACTTCTCTTACTTTAATGTCCATTTGATTTGATTTAATTTATATGCAAAGTTACGCAAAATTTAAACATATTATCTTGGCTCAAATTCAGATAAGTCAAAACCATCTAAGCTATCCTCGTTTGATTCAAAGTTTTGCGGAGGTAAATTGTTTTTTCTTTGGGTTATTAATTTAGACTGCTCAGTATTTTGCTGACTAATTCTATCACTCTTTGCTTGCTCTTTATCGCTTTCTCTTTTAGATAATTGAGCTTGAGTCATACCTTGCAATTGCAGGTTATAATTAAACTCTTGCTGCATTAACTGTGCTTTTAATTGAGCTTCAGCTTTTTGTTTTTCTATTTCAAAAGCAACGTCTGCTTGCCTGTACTGCATCTTAGCTTGAGTTTCCGCTTGTATTTTTTGCATAGCTACTTGTGCCGCAAGTTCCTGAGATTTTAATTGTTGCTGTGTAATCATCGCTTGCTTTTGCATTTCCATTTGTTGATCCTGCTCTTGCTTAGCTTTACGTTTTACTTTAAGTAATTGATTTGCAAGTTTTAGATTTCTTATCTCACGTATATCAATAGCGTCTTCAAGATTTATATCTCCCTTAGATAATGCCATTTGAATATTCTGCTCAAGCATAGCTTTTTGCTCTTCATCTGGAGACATCTCAATAAAAATTCCAAAGTCATATATATATAACTCAGATATATCTCCAAGTATACTAACATTGTATTTACCAATTTTATTTACAAAGTCATCTTTAAAGTCTGCGTATTCTAAAATATCCGCTACCCTATAAGTCAGCGCTTCAGCTAACGTTCTATATATGTAAAGACTTCCATCTAATATATGACGAGTAGCGGTATTAGAACTTAATGCTGCTAATTTTTGCACGCCAACTAAAGCATCCGAGTTAGCAATTGTACCGTCTCTCGCTTCATTTAAGCCTGTTACAGCTCGAATCATGTCTAAATAGTGGTTTAGGTTCCCTATAAGCATTTGTGCCTTAGAAGCTCCTGAATTGCTTGTAAGTTGCTGTATTGGGACTTTACCTTGATTATAGTCACCTTCTTGCGTATAACTTCTACCAATAACCGAACCTGTTTGAAAATATAAACGCAGGGCATCCTCTGGATTATAAGCCGCTCCCGTACCTAAGTCAACTTCATTTAAACCATCGGCGTCAATATACACACCATCAGGAACAGTTCGTGATATAACTTGTTGTAATTTTAAATGTGTCATCTGAATCAAATCAGCATACGGAATCATTCTTCTAACTAAAGACTCAATAACTCCTTTATACATTCTAGGCGCTACAGCTACATAATTAGGTATTGCGTGTTGAGATGCAGACTTAGGTCTAACCATATTCTTAGCTAGCTCCCATTTTAAAATTATGTTTGTACCCATAACCATGACTCCATCGTACCAAACATCAATTGTCTTTTCTACTTTCTCAAAATTGTTTTCCTCCATCATCTCATCAGGTGGATTAAAACCATCATCTTTTTCTATCATACTCATATTCCCGTTCTCTTTGACTTTTTTCTTATAAACCATCTTTTTAGTTGTTTTATAATTAAAGTACATCAAAGTACAGGTGTCACGATAGAATATATCGTTTTCGTAAAACTGAGCTGTATTAAAATAATTATACCAGCTCTGACTGTATTTAGATATTTTATCTAAATCATCATTAGTAAGCGTAGGGTCAATCTTCATTAACTCAGCAATAGGAACAGTTTTAATTTCTCCCCAATAAAAACAATCTTTAAAGTGTGGGTCTTCAGTATAACTGTACACGACATTAGCTGGGTCAACATAAGCTACTTTAACTCCAGAACCAGGAAGAAACTCATGCTTTGCTACAGCCATACCGGTCACCATCATATCGTAATCTAAACGTTTACGAATATCTACATAATGATTCTCTGCAAACATTGTATCAATCGCTTCTTCTTCAGCAATCTCTATAGCCGGTTTATAATTTAAATTCATATAAAGAGACAACTCTTCATCACTTGCAGGCAACTCATCTGGATTCATTATAAATGGATCAAAGCCTGTATTTTTCTGAACTATTTCAAGAACATCTTTAGCAGCCATTTGACCTTCAATCATTTCTTGATACTTACTTCTTTTAGATTGTGATAACGCATCCTGAGCATACGCCTTTACTTTAAATAGCCTGTCTGACATTCCGTTGACAACTATATCCACAAACTTTGGAATAATCGGAACGGGTGTCCAGTCAAGATTTAAGTAAGACAAATCTCCGTCTACTGCTAATTCATTTTTATATTTTGCAATTGATTGTTCACCTCTTGCATATAGGCGTAGTCTGTTAAAGTCCCTCCACTGACTATAGTATCGACATCCGTTAGAATCTTTACGAAACCATTCATATTGAATAGCTTGTCCTATTTGTAACCCAAACTCATCGGTCGCTTTCTCAGCATCAGATACAAATTGACTAGGGAATCCTACTGATGAAATGTTTATGTTTACCTCTTTCATCTAATTAATTCACTTAATGTTCCTTTGTTGTTATATGTTGCAAAGTTAAGACTTATTTTTGACTCTTTTTTCTGCGGTAGATATACATGTTTTTGATTTGCCATAATAGCTAAACCTGAACTAATACTAGCATCAAACTTAGTTCTCGCACTTATATCAAACCGAGCCCAATCTTCTAATGTTCTAGTAAAATACATACTACCCATTTGGTCTCCAGCTCTGTATGCACCATCTAAATCTAAGCCAACGTATTTTTCTATGTGTGACTCTATAGCGGCAGCATGTGACTGCTTTATATCCTCAGATGTATTTGGTATACCTCCGAGTTCTTTTTCTGTCTTCGATAGTTTAGTGTAATGCTTATCAGGTCTATTCATACTAAAACCTCTATAACCCCTGTTTTTAAAATGATAAAGCAATCTTGGTTTATTGTTCTCAACCAGTATAGGCATACCGTAAAAAACACAAGCCATCAATACTTCTTCAAAAAATATCTCTGCTGTTTGTGGTCTAGCCACATATTCTAAGAAAAACTCATTGCTTGGAGCTTCTGCCATACTATACTTAGTTAAACCATGTAGCGCTCCATTAGATCCTCCACCTCCAACTGTTCCTGATATATCATACGAGTCACATCCAAATGCACCAATATGTTCGTTGGATGGGAAGAACACTCCGTGTTTTGTAAACTTAGCATTGTTTAAACCTTTCTTAGGAGTCCATGATACTTTAAATCTTCCCCTAGAATCTGGCGTCCATATAACTTCTGAGTCTTTTATTCCGTCTTTCCAGTAAAACCTACCTCTTGTTACATGATGCTCCATAATAAGAGAATCATTATAATCTATCTGTTGATATATCTTTGTTAAGTTAAACAGTGAAGACTTGCTCTCATCTCTGAAAGCATGAGACTCGGTTCTAGGAAACTGTCTATAAAATTCATTTAGCGCATCTGCATCCTTCTTTAACGACTCTACCTCTGCCTCCCAATAATCTATAGCTCCATTTGTTATCCACTCATCATCTACCCCTCTAACTTTTTTCTCTGGCTTTCTAAATACAGGCATCCCAAACCTATCTATAAAACCTTCCATGTTCCACTCCATAGGAATAAATAGATTATACAGCCCTGATTTAGTCTGACCATTTGCATTACGAGTCTTTAAATCTGAATCCTCAAACAAACGTTTAAAGTTTTCTCCACCTTTACTAAGCGCATTAGACGTAGACCCCATCATACACTTACCGATTATCTTACTACCTAACCTTAAACAAGTCTTAGTTACACGCCAGTTATTCTGAATGTTGTTTGGTTTAAGCCACTTACCTGATTCATCATGTACTAAAAGCAAAAGCTTCTCACCATCATACGAGTTGTCATCTGTATTTTTCCAGTCAATAGTAGTGTCAAGACCTGTGAGTTCTTCGTTCATCACCTCATGCATATTCTTTTTTGTAATCTTAGACGCAGGAATCCTAAAGGCTAATTCTGTTTTAGGTTTATCCATACCATCTTGTATTGGTTTGAAAAAGAACGGCAGCCTGTTAGCGATTGGAACAACTTTATCTGTAAACATTTTCTTAGCATCTGAACCAGTCTTAGACAGTATACCAACTCTTGAATCTCTAGCCAGAGTTCCTGTGTTTACACACTCAGAAGACCCCATAAAAGAAAAACCTGAACGTCTTATCTTTAAATAATCCATACCAAAGCATCTTTTATCAGCTTTACAAGCTTCCCAGTATATAAAAAATATTCTATTTGCTTCTCTAAAGTCTGGATATCCTACATCAATACTTGTCCATTGTAAATAAACATAATGCGAACCTGTAATATAAGTAGGTTTTCCGTTGTTATGAAACCAATGCCCTAGCTCTCTTCTGTCAAACTCAGCCTCTATATAATCAACCCATTTGTTTTTAAACGCAGAAGGTCTTTCGTTCCATTGGAATATAGAATTTATACGAGCTAAATCTCTAGGCAACTCTTCACGCTCCCAGTATTGATCTTTTTTTTCCTTACCTCTTTTATATACTTCTTTAGGTTCTGGCGGAATACCAATAACCAAACCATTAATGCTAATAATTTTTCCTATTCGACCTGTTTTAGATATTACAACTAAATCATATTTTTCATTATACCCATAGAGCCACGTCTTACTTGTATTCTTTTTTTTAAATACACCAGTTGGAATATAATTACTTAATTCTTGATATAGTTTATTTTGACCTTCGTTCTGCAAACCCTTGTTTTGTATTTGTTTTATTTACGTGTCCTCCAGAGTTAATTACTTCTTCCTCTGAATCTATTTTATTTAGTATCTCAAACGCATCAAATATAGCAAGCTTCTTAGTTGCTGCTGCGTTCTTCAGTCTATCTGCCGCCAACTCATCGTCTGGGTCAGGTTTTATAATATCTTCTTTTGCTACCTTGATTAGCTGTTCTACAGCTCTACGCCCTGCATGTATGATTTCTTTTTTTAATTCATCTGAGTTCATAATACCATGGTTATTTGGTGGTCATACATTCTATATAACTTCTCATCATCTACCATAAACTCATACTCACTCTCTGGTTTAAAAGATATCTTATCTCCTTTGTTAACACCTTTAGATAATAAGTATTTATTTGGATACTTCATGTAACCAATCAAAGGTTCTTCTTGTCCTCGTTTCATTATAAAGGATTCTTCTTTTGCTGCAGGCTTTACAAAACAATACCTGTCGTGACAATGCCACTGACCATCTTGCTTGTACATAAAAAACTGGTCGTTCTCAATAAAGAACAAGTTATCTTTAAAATAACTCTTACCACTTTGTCTTCTTCCTTTCATGTCATTATAAAACTTAAATACGTTGTGATGAACCAGAAGGGTATCACCTACTTTTATATCTCCAGTATATCCTAGTGGAGTAGCCTCTACAATTCCTTCACGATTAGATGCTTTGTGATTTTCCTCTGATGTACTTGTAATTAGTTCAATGCCGCTTACATTTTTAGTATTGTTGTATCGCTTGTCATCTACTGGCTTTACGATAAAATAAAAAGGTGACCTCATTAAAAATTTATATTATATTCGATTGATACTGG